AATCTTGCTGTATTACGTTTCACTTCGGCAATGTCGGCCTGCATCTGTTTGATAGGTTTGACAATTTCGCCTGTGTTCTCTCTGATTTGCTGTAACTCCAGATAGGAATTGGCCAGGATGGTACGTGTCTCGTCGGCAATGTTGTACAGACCGGTTACTTGTGATGTCAGGGAGCCGATGGAACCTCGCAGTTCGGTAATAGCTACCGTTTGCTGCTGTTCTGCCGTCTCAACACGAAGATTGGACTCATACACGGCTGTAAACCGCCCACTCAGTTCCCCGGCATCCTCGTGCGTCATTTCTGTACCGAATCCGCGGCTGGAGGCCGACTGCTTGGAACTGCTGCCAGCCTTGTCGTATCCGGTAGCTGCGGCAAGTTCATCCCGTAGTTTCAATGCTTCATTCACGTACCCCATATATTCGTTTTGGAGTGAATTACGTTCACTCTCACTCAGGTTTCCGTCCTTCATACTTTCACCGAATCTGTTCCACCAGTCTTCCAGCTTCTGGCTGTACATGTTACCGATTTTATCTGAAAGCATGGCACGCATAAAGTATTCGGATAGGTTATCCGCAAAATCTTCCGCCGATGCATCCATATCCATAAGGGTATCGATGAAACTATCATACATGGAATCAAAACTTATTCCGGTAAGCTGTTCGAAAAGCCCTTCTTTCAGTTCTTCGAGGTTTCCGGCCAGATCTGCATATTCACCTAGTGCTTCAACGACACCATTCCCATAGCCTCCTTTCCCTGAATCGGCCATTTTCTGCCACAAATCCACATTCTGACGTAATAAATCCATCTGCTCCGGAGACATCTGCCACAAGGAATCTGTACCTGTGAACTCTGCCATGACATTTTCCCGAATCCATTGTATGTCACTTTCCGACCAGCCCATGTAATAGGCCCAGCTATGATGTTTACTGTGATAGCCAGCATTGGCCTGCGCTTTTGAAAGGACATTCTTGTTGTATTCCTCCTGATACTTGATGGCTTTATTGTACTCTGCTACGGATTTCTCGCTTCCCTTGCTGGATTTCATTTCTTCTGTAAGGGATTCGATGGCAGACTGCAACTTATCGTTTCTGTCCGTGAGTCTGTTGATTGTATCCTGCACCTCTTTTTCGTTTCCTCCAATACCGAAGAGTTTGCTGAATCCTCCGAAAGTCAGGGTATCCCATATTCCACCTACAGACTTAAAGACACTACTGAATATGTTACCTATGAAACCATCCAACCCCTGTGTCCCGATGGCATCTAAAAGAGAAAATGCAGCTCCAATTATACCTCCAAGTTTCTCGCTCTCTTCTGCAAATATGTCTACTATATTTCCGGCCAAATCACCGACCTGAGAGAGGGAAATTTCAGAGTTTGAACCAAGCTGGGTAATGACGTTCGACAATGTGACAAGGTTGCTTGTCGTTTTATCTGTCGACTTTTGTACATTGACCTGAGCGTTCTGCTGTCTTTTCTGGGCATCATTCAGTTTCTTCGTGGCCGCTTCCTTCTGTTCATCTGTTCCGCTTCTCATGGCTTCGTTGTATTCCTCCTGAGCTTGTGACAGTTCTTCCTGTGCCTTGGCCAATTCGCTTAACTGTTCGGGTAGGTCGGCCAGCAATCCTCCTTTGTCGATAAGGGTTGACTGGATGTTGCTTAAAGCCTCGTCAATGACCTTCTTCTGGTCAACAGCCATATTCTTGTATTCTTCGGAGTTCTTGAAGTCCCTAAGCTGCTGCTTTACCTTGTTCAGGGACTTTTTGGATACCTTGTCCAAGTCACCGAAGATAAGTTCCCAGTTGATTCCCTGTTTCAGCTTCTCAAGATCAAGGGAGGAGAGTGCCTTATCCATTTCTTTTTGGAGTATGTCCTTGTCTCCCTGAGTAGTGGCCTCTGAGATTTTACGGGTGTACTCGGCTATGATTGCATCACGTTTCTGCATAAATGTACCATAGCTTTTCAGGTAACGTTCGTTGGCCTCGATTGCAGCTTGATTTTCAGTTTCTGTAATTTCGGCCAGACCTTTTTCACGCGACGTCATGGCATTAGACGCACGACTTCCTAATACTTCCCGCTGCTCAGACGTAAGTTTTCCTTCTTGTGCATCTTCCCATTTTTTGCGCTGTTTCCTAATTTCGTCGATTTCTCGCTGGTAATCCAGCTCAATCTGTCTGCGTTTCTTTTCAGAACCTTCTTCCATCAGGTTGATTTCTTCCTGCTGATTGCTCCTGCGAAGCTGAAGGAGTTCTTCTGCAAGCTGTTGCTGCTCCTTCTTTTGTCGCTCGGCATCTTTGTTGATAATTGTTCTGTAATCAAAAATTCCTCCTTTTTTTATTTCATTTAAATACGTGCTTTGTGCTTCTTCTGCATTTTTTAATGCATTACTTTTCTCATTCTCCGCTTGTGCTAATGCAGCATTATACGCAAGCTCTGCAGGATCACTTCCATATTGATTCTTTTTACCTCCGCCAAAGAATTGATAGACTTGTCCACCAGCTCCCCAAGTTGGTCTATATGATTCAATTCCATTAGCTTTTATATCTCTAATTTTTTGTTCTGCTTCCATTGCTTTTTGTATGTAAGACTGGGCTTTGGCTTGAGCAAATAAAGAATTAATATAAGCGTCTCCTTTATTAATCAAAACATCATACCATTGCGCCAAATTGTTATAAGCGCCAAATATTGAGCCATATTTTGAATTTAATTCATCTATTTTTTGTTTCTCCTGTTCTTTTGTGCCATTGAATTTTTCTATTGAAGAAATAATTCCATTAAGCTCCATTCTCGTTTTGATTTGAGTCGCATAAGCATTTTTCTCTATCTCATTCAACTCTATCAACGTTTTTTTCATTTTTTCCGCGGCTGACTCTCCAACTATAATCCTCTTAGCCCATTCCCAAACCTTATCTCCGTGAACCGTAAGCAAAGTAATACCTACCATTAGTGCAGATTGCCAGCTAAATAATGATGACACAACTTGTTTCCAAACAGGAATACCTTTTTGTCCGGAGACTTTTAATTCTTCATTGGCTGCCTTTGCACGCTTAATTTCATCTGTCAGAATAGGCAGGTTATTTGAAATAGCCAAGAAAAACATATTTAATCCCATCGCAGCGGATGGCAATTCTCTCACAATCTGCTGGACGGACATATTCAAGCCGTTATATCCTTTAGCGTAATTCCCAACATTCCTTTGGTGATTCCCTATTGTAGCATCTAGTTCCTTAATTTTCGCATCTGCCTGCTGAATAGATGCAAGCAATTCTTTTCCAAATGGTGAATTACGTTCTTCCTCTGTCAATTCACGATAAGCTATCCTCATACGTGATAACGACTGAGAAATCCCGTTCATTGAAGTTGTTGCGGAATTATCTAATTTGACATTATTCATTAATGTCTGCCGTACATCAGACAAAGCCGCTTTGTGTGTCAGTAACGAGTTGTTGAGTTGTTCTAATCGTTTTTGCTGTGTGTTTGTAAGCGTCGAATTACCTGTCTGAAATTTGGTGAGTTTCTTTATTTCCTCGTTAATCAAACGGATAGCATTCTGTTCATCTATCATCCGCTTAATGTTTTGAGAACGTGTTCCCATTACGGAATCTATTTCTTTCGCCAATTCATCATAAGCCTTGGCCTGTGCCTGTACATTTGCTGTGCCTACATTATTTAATGAAACGTCAGCATTTCCATTATCAGGCTTTGTATTCATTCCAGCTGCCTTTGACAGTTGTTCTTGCGCCTTGATTATCTTTTCTGAGGCATCATTGATGCGTTTGGTTGAACTCATAATTTTTCCTTCCGCTTCACTAACCTTCTTAACCAAAGCATCATATTTTTTCATCAACGACTGTAGTTGGGCTTCCATTCCTTTTGCAATATCAATTTTCACATTGACATCTATGCCCTTCAATGCCTTTTTTACATTCTCGATTTCCGCTTTCAGTTGTCTTAACTTCTGAATATCAGTACTTACATCTGAAAATATACCTGCCATATCATTTTATATTAAGTTTCTTATTAATATTTCGTTCCGCAAATAAGACCCCATTTGTTAGTATCACTTCAAACCCTTTACTTTCCACATAGCTCGCATATTCCATTCCATTGGCCAAATAAAGTCCGTCTTTGGGCTTTTCAGAATAGATAAGCAAATTCTCTGTTTTCTTCACTGCATCGGGATGGGAGCCGTCCGTTTCCACCCACATATCCACAATCTGACCATTGCGGACAACGCACCCACCGTTTGCATTGGCAAGGTTCCCTGTCCTGTTTTGAAATGTCTTTTGATTCTTTGCGTTCCGTGTCGCATTCCTGCCAACTTCTGAAAGAACAGAGAAGTACGCATCGTCAATCCGTTCCTGAAGTTCGTCCAATCCTGAAATATCACCCTTAAATCGCATATATAAAAATCTGAATATTAATGGTTTGAAATTACTATTCATTTCATTAACATTCAGATTTTAGAGGAATGAATACCGAACAAATAAACTATTGTTGCGTATTTATGTTTTTTCGATGTTTTATTCTACCATTAGCATATTCTTTCCGCTTATAGATATGGCTATTATCACCTGTTTCTAATACAGTTTTTATCGCTTCTTCAACCCATTTTTTGCCAAATTCTTTATATCTGTTTCGCAAAGTATCTTGAGATAGATTTAACCGTTGCGACCAATCATGTATAGTTAAAGATTTATTGCCAACAGTTATAAAGTCAGATTTATATTTCTGCCTTACATTTTCACTTAAAGTTACCCATCTGCAATTCTTAGGCTCATAATTGCCATCTGAATTTATTCTGTCTATTGTAAGATTTTCTTTATAACCGTTTACTATTGCCCAATCGCAAAACTTCTGAAAATCGTTTAGCCATTCATCACAAACACTAACACCTTTTTTACCATAATTTTTATATGCTTTTCTTGTAGGATTGCAACAGCGTTCTTTCATCTTAGACCATATATTATACAGCCTTGTATGTGTTTTACCGTGTTTTATATTAGTTTCTTTTGTTCTTTCCACATTTAAGCAGCCACAACTTTTAGTTATGCCACTATGTAAATTGCATTCTCTGGCGACTATCATCTTACCGCAATCGCATTTACATTTCCATAATGCAACATGATTACTTGCGAATCCAACGTGTTTTAAAGCTATCAATCTTCCAAACCTTTGACCTGTAATATCTTTTATATCAAACTTTGAACACCCACAACTCTTTGTTATCCCATTTCTCAAATTACTTGAACGAACAACACAAGTTTTGCCGCAATCGCATTGGCAAAGCCACTTGAAATGCTTGTCTTTATCATCAGATTTTCGTTCTACCTGTTTTAGAACGACAAGTCTGCCAAATCGCAAACCTGCCGTTATTTTAAATGCTTCTCTCATAATCAAGCTGCATCTTTACCCAAAAACTTATTCACAAAGTAAACTTGACCTTTACCTGTTACTTTTGTGGTTGTAGAAACAAGTATTGAACCATCTGGCTTGTTTATTGTCGTCTGCTTCAGTTCAAACAGTCCTAAATCCATAGACTTTTGTGTGGGCTGGTTGTAATATTGCCCTTTTGAGCATAAGTAGCCATTTTCACGCATCCAAGTGAACAAACGGTTCTGACCTATATTCACGCCATTCTGTTGCAATATCTTTGCAAGCTCGGCTACCAAGCATGAACGTTGAGAAGTTGAAACTGCATCAGCAAATAGGACTTTAGGTGCATTGGACTTTATTGTTTGTTCTGCAAGTTCTGCCTTTTGTTCGGCTTCAATTCGTTTCTGCTTTTCTTCTTTCAGGTTGGTTGCAAGCCGAATTAAGAAATCAGGTGAGGTCAAAGCCTTTTCAAGCGTTTCTTGTGTCATGTATGCACCATGCTTGCGAATTGAGGGTAGAACTTCATCACAAACCCAATCTTGAAATTTTTCTGCATTGGGCAGTTTTGATTTCATTGTTAATCTATAAACTTCGCTCTCTTTGCCATATTTTATAGGTTGTATACCACTCTGAGTAGGGGTTTCCAAAACAGTAACCCCCTTGCAATGGTCTATAACCGCTTTTGCAGGGTTTGAATAGCCAAGTGCTTTTGCTACATCTGCCAAGCAAAATAACGGTTCATCATTCTCATTCATAGTAATTCTCACCTTTCCAAATTGCTCATTTTGGAAAATCTGGATTTTATTCATATTTTTGTCCAAATTTGAAATTTGACATATCCCCATTGGCAGCTCAGTCACTTCCGCCTTTGGGGATTTTATTTTGACTGAATTTGTAGCAAGCTGGGATTTGAACCCATGCACACCTGAATGGCTTGCCTTGACCTATCACGCCTGACATATAAAAAGGCAAATCTTATAAGAGGTCTAAAGTGGCTGTTTACCCCTTGAAAGAAATGCCTTGAATATCTTTGTAACGCTACAGCCACGAAGCGCATTTTGTTCTAAAGCAAAGTTACCAACCGCCAAATATTTGTCCTAAAGATTACCGTGTTTAGAACAAACATTTGGCTGATTGTTTCAAAATAATTGTGTGCAGGTAAATTATCGGTGGTGGTCTGATAACCGTTATATCCATTTTTACTGTTTCAATGACTCATTAATAAGACTTTGAAGTTCTTTTAGTTCTTCTTCTGTTAATCCATATACATTACCTAGTGCAGATGGATTTTCAATTCTCAAAGCATACTTGACATTATCCAGTTGCTTTTCTTTAGGCAATACTGCTAGTTTAAATCTCTTGCTCATAATGAAACTTTTAAGTTAATGATATTATTAAATTCTCGCTATTGACAATAAGGTGGCGGTCTTATTCTAAGAATCATAATCGTGTGTGAGAGTTTTTATGATGCTTTTCTGACTAGATTTATATCTTCTATCTTTTCTGCATTACCTAATCCATAGATTGCATTATCCATATGTACGCCAGTAAGTCCGAGCATTGTTTTTCGCTCACCCCAACATTTTGCGTTTAAATCTGACAGCATTTTTGATATACGTAAAACAGCATCAATCGCATACTTATTTTCTTCGATATCAAAATCATCAACTGTAATTATATGGCTTACAAGGTTAGTTAGGTTAGAAGCCAAGTCTACACTGCCATACATGTTTAAAATACCTTTACCAAGTGTGGCTAACTCAAAAATTTGCTCTGCAGTAAGACCACCCATTTTTTTACTAAGTTCTGAAAAATCCATATCTATATTGTTTTAATGTTAATACTAAGCTATCTTCATAAGGTTGCATTTTTTGAAACAACGCCATTCTTCTTTTTCACAATCGAAGTACACTTGGCAGTTATCTGCTGTTTTCTTTGTACCCTTTGTTTCTGGTATTCTACCACTCATTAAAGTACCGAAAGCCTGACGCAGCGTGCCGTCTGTTTTTTTGAAATAGAACTCAACCACTTTTTTATGAAGCAATGCACGAAGTTTGATATTAGTCCACGCACATTTCAAAGCTTCACTCATTGAATAACCGTTCTTGCGTGCAAATGACCAAGCAAGGCTCATAATCTCTTTTAATAGGTTTCTCTTTTCTGTTGCCATAGTTCTTATATTTATCAGTTCTTTAAATGCTGTTTAAATTTTACACCGCAAATATAACTGATATTTAAATTATATCACAAGTCTTTATAGACAATAAAAGTTAAATATAAAATTGACATTTAAATTATTTGCCTATTATTTAAGTAATAGATATTTTTGTACTATAAAATCAAATTTAAATGAGAATTAAAGAATTGTTGCGAGAAAAAGGAATTACCGCAAAAGAACTGGCTTCAAAAATCGGTATGACTGAAACTGGGTTAAGTATCGCCATGGGAGATAATGGAAACCCACCATTAAAGAGATTAGAACAAATCGCCGCTGCTTTAGGCGTGCCAGTAACAGAACTCTTTGAAAAACCTAAAGAGGGGGTTATACATTGCCCTCATTGCGGAAAGGAGATAAAATTGAATCCGAATGTATAATCATTAAAAACGAAAGACTATGATGGAATTTCTTTCTATTGTTATGCTGGTATTCGGCATCTTACAAATTATCCTATTCTTCAAAATATGGGGAATGACAAACGACATTAGCAGGATAAGGAGCATTATTGAAAAAGAAATCCAGCAGAAAACAATAGCTAAACACAATAAAATTCCTAATGAAAATGCCATTAACCTTTTAAAAGGAACATGGGGAAAAGATGTTTCAGAAGAGGAGAAAAATATGGCACAAAGTTTAGTTCCCAAATTGATGGATAATGAAGTAATACTTTTAATAAAAGGGAAGTTAGTTGTATATGATTCTAATAGTTTATCTGAACTGAATGATTATAAAATTATATACTATAAATAACCGTTCCATCCCCGTTCCTTGAGGTTCGGGGTTAATTTATTTTTTATAATGAGATAAAGAATAAAAACACTTTCTCTATTACTGTCTTCTTCATTAAACTTTATAAACCATAAAGTACATCTTATTAGAACTAATATTGCTATTGATGATAATATTATTAGTAATAATAGTTAAAATCATAATGTTGCTACTCATAATAATGCTATTGTTTGATGTTTATTGTTATATTTGCAACATCATTTCGTAACAAAGTTACATTACTGGATATGAAAACTTCTACTTATACACAAGAGACATTGATAATAGAGAAACCTTCTAAGGGCTTATTAAACTTTATAAATCAACTGAGAGACAGGAAATTATCTCAGCAAGAAAAATTGCGCAATCAAAAAGCATTTAATATCGAAATAAAAGCATAATTTTTTTAGATGGAGGAAATTTCCATTTCTATTAGTTCAAAATCGAATGATGAATATCGAATTATATTGTCTCCTTTCAACCAAGATATAATTCCGTGTGAAGTGCGTAAATCAATTCGGGATATAGAAATAGCAGATGTTACCTTAGAGAGGGTTAAAGGGGAGAATCCAACCGATATTGGAATATTGCTTAAAATATCAGATATCATAGGCAAAGTTCTTAATGATAACAATAACCTTATATTGTATTTTTATTGTGATGATATGCATGATATTCCAAGAAGGGATAAGGCTTTGACGCCTCAAAAGTTCAGAAGTCTCCTATTCTCAAGAATGTTTGATAAGTATATATCATCAAATAGTATTATCAACATAATAAATACGCCTATTGAAATTAAAGCAGATAGGCATATTTATATCCATCTAATATCAAGAGCCTGCCATTTAGAACACGTAAATGCTATAAAAAGTACAATAATGGAAATGGAATCAAAATAAAGCCGGAAATTATCCGGCTTTATTAATAAGGAAAATCACAACTCCCGATATATAGCTATTGGGTCAATTATACATTCATTTTCTAATCTACTGGTAAAGGAATCTTCCAACTTTGCTAATATGTTGAGGATATTTCGATTAGCTGATTTAAACGCATTCCCCTCTCCATGAACATCATCCAAATTTGCTCTACTATTACCTATTTGTGTAATAGTACCAATAATTGTAAATTCAACTTCGCTCTTTCTAGAATACTTGTATATCAATGAATCTATATTTTCTTTTAAAAAATCTCTATTTAGTACAGATGAAAATAAAATATTGTTAGGAGCAGGGAGTAAGATTTCAAGATTGTTTTTATAGCCGTATAACACGATATTTTTTAAATGATCGAGCCACTTCTCATCTAATCTTAAACCATTACCTTTTAAATATTCTTCAAACCTTTTATCGATTTCTTTTTTTAGAAGCCCAACTTTGTTCCTTTGCTCTCTATCTTTAGCCTTATTTGTTAGTTCTTTTAATTCATCCTTTACTTTTCCTGAATTGTCAAAATATTGGATATAACCAAGTCCCTCACCTAATGTATTAAAATTTAGCAAAGTATCTGTTGAAGCCTTGTAGTCATTGAAAAATATTTTTCCTTTAATTCTTATAAAGCTTTTATCAATAATATCTTCAATTGTGTCAGTATTACATGGAGTATATAACTTTCCTCTTGCTTCTAATTCTTTTTCTAATAATTCAAAAGCATAATCATGTAAAAAACGTTTTTCAGAAGAATCCTTTTCTTTGACGAGAATATCTCCCATAACTCTACCACTACCCAAGCTACCTTTTTGTTGTTCAGATTCTGTGATGGATTCTTTTTCACCACTTAAATATATTCTGTTAATCCTTCAAAAAGTTGGGAAGATATAGAGTACATTTTATATTCATCCAAATAAATAAATGACTTAATATTATCCATTTTCAAATTCCTTTCTTCGATCTTCTCTATTTTTATTAAATTGTTTTATACTCTTATTTCGGCTTTCCATAATTGACTTAATTGCTACATATCCTCCAGACAGGCAAACAATAATAGTCAATGCTAATAATATAATATCAATTGTTCCCATTGTCTAAAGAATTTAATTTGTTCATAATAGCATTACTAAACAAGTAAGAAACTATGCATAATAAAATCGAACAAACAAATACAACGGTTTTATCAACAATGTATCCTTTTGTTTGTTCCGCAAAGTATAATACACCAACAATCGCTGACAGTATAACAATGAAGATAACAGAATAACCAATAAATGTTGATTTTTCTTTTGGAGTCAGTTCTGTTTCTCCATTTAACTCGTTTAAATTTGTCAAATTTAAAGTAAGTCCAAAGAACGCGACATCCACAGGACTTATCAATTGTTCCCAATCTTTATTAAGTGAAAACAGGCACATAATTATCCTTAAGAATATGGGAATTAGTCCTATAATAACTGTATATATTACCCACTTGCATTTTCTCATTTGTGTAAAAATAATATTTGATAACGCAAAAATATTATTTTTACAGAATAATGCAATTCTAATAGGTATATTTTTTATTATGAGTGTAGCCATATCTATTTCTTGTTTCTTCTTCTGCGCGAAGCCATGTCCTTACCCTTCACCTTTGTAACCTTGGTACCGGTAACTGTATGGAGCTTGTCACGCTGCATTAATACTAAATTCCTGTATGGTATCTCATAGACCACTTCCCGGTATGACAGATGCAGATTTTCCATGAACGATGCAATCTGTCCCAAGAGAGTATCATTTCCTACGACCTCGGTTTCGCTGCCAGCAGACTTACGTTCCTCGCCAAGCTGACAGCTTTGAGAAAAACCTTTGAGTCAATCATAGAGAGTGCTTCATCTAAAGCATTTACGTTTTCTTCGTATGTTCCTTTTGCCAGTTCTTCACTCAAGTTTTCGTCACCAGCTATCAGCCAGGAGAGAGCCTTGCTGTAAGCCTCGCTTTCTCCAAGGGAGAGAAGCACTTCTTTCAAATTGTCTGCTTCTTGTACGCCTGACAAATGGGAGATTGCCCCGGCCAGCTTGTGGATAGTAGGAGGGTAGACCGTGTAGGCTTTCCCAGCGACAAACACCGTTCTGAAATCACTTCCGATAATGGATTCAGTTACTATTTTTGCTCCTTGATTCATTCTGATAAAAGATAAAAATTAAGGGGTGAAGCCATAAAGCCCACCCCTGTTATGGAATTCAATCTCTACCTATTGGATAGGCATTAAGCACCTGCTTTTACTTCAGATGAGTCAAACCAGTATTCCGGTGCAACTTCTGCATTTTGTGGTTCCAGTTCCACCGCACTTACAGGAATACCGACAGCCTTGTCTGTTGTGGCTTCACGTGCACCGATGTCAGCACGGGGAATCACACAATACTGGTCATCGTCAGTCAAAGCGACAAGTAACTTCTCAATGTTTACCTTGCCTCTTGCTCGTTTCCAACCCTTATCAGTGTTAATTACATCACCACCCATGAGGTCTTTCTTGGTCGGATAGTCGTACTCACCAATGGTGAAGTTCACGGTTACATCGCCCATTTCCTTATCACTACGATAAGTCTGACCGGTAAGCTGGTTCTTGTAGTTAGTGCGGCTTGCTTCCGCTTCTTCAAGTGTCCATGTATCCTGATGGATATTCTTAACCTCTTTTAAGGTTTCACCTTGTAAAAGAGTATATAAAGCCTGCCCAGTCAAATCTGCTGTGATAGCATTTGTCTCGCCATACCAAAGTTTCTTGATATTCACGGCGGTGATTTTCTTTGATTCTGCCATATTATTTCACATTTAAAACTTCAAACAAAATTCTTACATTCACATAGTGACACTTTAAGGATGTGTCCTCCTCAGTTCCGATTGACTCGATGGAATAATGATAGGTGGTACCATCATAGCGTCCGGTTATTCCGTCAAACAATTCTTGCGCCTGTTTCTCCAGCTCGTTCAGACGGATGGTATTGGCTTCGCCTTCCTTCAAATCGGGAACACAAATGTTCACCTCGACGAAAGATTTCTTCCAGTATGTGCCCGGCTGTTGCTTCTTGGCGTGAATGACAATCCTTTCGGACTTTATCGCCCCTGTCAGCTTCTTGCCATGGGGAACGATATCAATCCCGCAAGACTTGCAGTCACGGTAGAGAATGTTCGCTATGTCAGTAGTTACTATCATACAATAAGATATTGAATATTATTATCATACTGAAGGAATACATGAAAAACCAGTTCTCCAAGTTGAACAGTACCTGCAAATCTTTTGTCTGACAAATCTTTATCAGATATATTTTGTCCTGTTGCATACATAAAAATATCCACTAAACACAATTCTTTTTGACATTCATCTACTACTGCCCACAAGCAAATTGCATTCCGTTGTGCTTGAATAGATAATATTCTTGCTCCGATAGGCAGACATAATTTTGAGTGGTCTGCGACCATCAGTTCATGCTTTAATATTCGTTTCATTTGATTTCCTCCTTTAATCGTCTCTCAGCAAATAAGGCTGCACCAGTTGAAACTTCGTAACCTTTGGATTCCACGTGTGAGGCATACTCAGCATCGTTTCTTATCACCAGTCCATCATCCTCAACTGAATACTTGTTTGACTTACGGAGCGTTCCGGTCCGGTTCTGATAACTACCGTTCTTTATAGCATAATCGACAGCTTCCTTTCCGACCCTCTCTTCTACAGCTTTCACCTCGGCATAACCTTGGTCGAAAAAGCTGTCCACGTCCGAAAAATCAAACTTTACAGCCATATCTCTGAGTAACCAAAATAGTTAGTATTTTTTACCGTATAAACCTTGCCAGTTCCCCTGGTATTATCGCCATCCATACATCTGACTTCATCGCCAGCCTTCAGGGAGGTTTTCTTTTCACAGACTATGTGATAGTTCGGTCGGTACACCTCGCCGTTCTCCGAAGTAAACTCCTTGGTGGAGTTATCATCACACCGGCACTTACATACGTCCTGCCAGCTTTCTCCACCGGTTCCGGGAATAGGCCGGCCGAACTCGTCTGTTTCCATTGGAGTAGTAACCTTGATTTGTAATATATGTGGCGCGAATATCATAGGAATCTGACTTTAGGTTTATCTGACAGTGTGTCTTCAAGGCCATACTTCTTGCACAAGAATGAGTAGTATTCCTTCAAGCCTTTGGTGTCCCAGGACATAGAGAAACCGTTCTCGCTGATGGAAGTAGCACGAAGTAGAAGAGAGGGGATAAACTTCGCCATAGACACCGAAACAAGTCCGATGTTTGACGGGCCCACCTCATCCTCTCCGCTTACTTCTGAAGACAAACTTATCTCCAAAAGGTCAGCCTCCGACAAGTTGATGCCGAAGGTCTGAAACTTCTGTGATATGTAGTCGTTTACTGTCATGTGTTCATGGTTGACAAATCAAAGTTCACAATCAGATTCGGGTTCGTAATCTGAGGAATCCACTCTGCAGTGTATTCCAAATAACGACCGTTCTTGTCCTTGTAACCGGAAATAAGCATATCACCGTCTGCCTGGGTGTAGTTACGTCCCGGTACGCCGTCCACTGCTTCGTACGGAGTGTGGAAACGCATATAACCGACCTTATCCTGCGGAAGCAAGGTGATACGGTCGTCTGCATAAATCTGCACGTTCTTCCCGGTCTGGTCTTTCACGTAATCTTCCTTGATTTCAATGGCCGGAAGCCCGATGCCAGTGAATACTTGGGAAGCCAGTTGAGATGTAATCAAACCAGTTGAAAGATACATCTCATTTCCTGTAAGCTGCATCTTGAACTTGTCACCAAACTCAGCCGACCCGATGATATTCTTCACGAAAGTTCCTCGTGACATAATCATCTTCTGGAAATTACCGTAGTCCGCTTTCAGTGCATTAATCTGCTGCTGCAAATAGGTGATGAAGTTCGTCTTCGCACCAGTATCAGGCTTGATGAACTTGAACGGCAATTCAATGTTGAGAAGGTCAACGCCTCCGGCATTGTCGTCCTTGTTCTTAACAGCTGCTTCTCCGGTCATCAGAAGTGAACCTACGATAATATCCATGCGCTTGTGAGCTGCCAAAAGTACCTGGCGGTAATCGTCATAGATGAAATTCACGATTTCCTGCATGGCTGCTACCTGGTCAGCAGGTTTAGCTGTGTTAAACTTGTCAATCAAGTCCTGAAGTTCGGACAGGCGGTCAATGGAAATCTGGTAAGCATCGCCAAGATAAGCGATTTCACCATATCCTGAACCGATATTCCGGCGTTCACGGATAGGCTTCTCGCCGTATCGTGAGTTAATAGAACCGGCCATCACTCCAGTAACCTGACCGATGTAGTCCTTGAATACACGGGTAGTCGTTCTACGGAAATCAAGATACTGCTGCCAGTAGATTGTATCCTTACGAGTCTGAAGGACGCGCTGGATAACGGCGTTTACGATATTGGGGTCATTAAACAGAGTATGAATAGTTAGCATCATGTTTTACCTCCTTTCTTTATTTGCTTGCAATTACACCTGCTGTTCTCAAAGATGCCAGAAGGGCATTCAATTTTGTATGTGCATCTTCCTGCCCAGTAGCATCATCTACTTTAACACCTTGCTTTACACCTCCGAGAGCAGAAGATGTTGCTGCAGACAAAGTGAATTTGTTGGCTTGGGATGCGATACCATCCAATTTAGCTTTGTCTTCTTTACTCATCAAGCCATCTTGACTGGAAGACGCTTTGGCAACTACAGCCTTTCCACTTTGAGTAACGTCAGGAGCGTTGAACTGGAAATGCGGCATGTTGGCCTTGTCAATGTCAGAGAAAGGCATAACCAATTTGGTAGGCTCAATCTCGAATGCTCGCATCAAAAGAGCAACTAATACAATGCCTTCTTCTACTTGTACTCTTCCGTACAAGGCTGAGTTAGCAATGACTTTCGGAGTTGTGCCGCTTACCGCTGTAGCTTCATAGAGTACAGTACCAGCTTCCAATGTTTCGCCAAAGTCGGCAGACAGCGTCAACTTATCGAAATCTTTGTTTGATTTGTCAATACTGTTGATGGTAGCCCCATGAGAACCATTACCCAGATGCATACCCACATAAGCCAAAGAGTTTTTCTTGATTTTCAATGTGGTATTGGAGCCGGTGGTAAACTTTTCATAGACTTCTACACGGATAGCCACCTGAGCGGTTTTCTTTACCAAATCAGCGGCAATCGGAGTGAAGGATGGAAGGAACGAACCAGTGACAAGGTTGGTCGTATCCAGCTTGTAAGGGCCTCTACGTCTTACACCGGTAGAAATGTCATAGCGTTCCTCGATGGACGGTTCAGGCTCAATGTTGTACTTAAATCCTGCTGACATAAATTACTTGTTTTGTTGTTCGACAATAGATTTTGTGTCCGCCTCAATCATTTTGGCGAACTCACTCGCTTCCTTCTCCTGCTTCTGTTCGGCAGTTTCAGGAGCTTTGGAGAACTGAAAACCGCTGTTAGACATATCCTGCTTCATGTCCTTGAAATAGGTATCCAAGTCCGTATTCTCAGGAATGTTGCGGTCTTTCAACATAAATTCGGGAATACCGTACTTCTTCGCCACTGCTGAAATCTGAGAATTGCGCTGCGCCTGCGCTTCATTTTCCTCCATTTTGGCCAGCTTGTCGGCAAACGGCTTGATACCGGCGGCGATACCATCGGCGATCATCTTTGCGATGTCTGTCTCCTGCGGCTTTGGAGGGTCGTTTGGTTTCGGTGGTTCTGGTTTCGGATTCTCGATAGGTTTACCGTCTTTCAGTCCATGCTTCTTCTCGTAGTTTGAAACAGCGGAAGTCTGCGCCTGTCCTGCACGGAAATCACCATAGTTTTGCATCACGTCCTGAAATGAGATACCCTCAACGATGGAGGTCACCTTCGTTTCGTCCGTTACACCCTCTGCCTTCTTTGTGGCGATACGGGTGAGTGTGGCAGTGTCCACCCCAGCGAATTTCTGTTGCAGTCCTGCCAAGATTTGTTCAAAGATTGTCATACCGTATGAGTTTGATTAATAATTTCATACGGTAAATTTACTTATAGAGAAAGGGAAGGGGAAATTTAAAGGCTAACGATACGAAACAATTAGGGAAATGTTCGTTTTTAGGTAAAAAGAAAGCGTGACTACCTAAATAATCACGCTAGATCATCATCCAATTATACTTTTAAAATTTCAATATAGCTGCTTCTATTTCTTTTTTGTCAGAATCTTTTACGTTCCTTAAAGCATTCAGAAAAGGTAATATTAAAGAGTCATCAACGATGAACCAGACTGGGTTTTTAAATAATTTAGGGTATCCGGGATCATCTCCATAACCATTCCATCTCATTGCCATTCTCCTATCCCCATTTTTCCCAAATACCTATCGTTATAGAAAAATCATCATTTTCAAATACAACATTCTCAACCTTAAAATTACTTGGATTAACATCTTTCGCTTTCATTGTATGTACTATGCTCCTTTATATTTAATTAATAATCACAACAAATTTATAGCTGCCAGTTCCTCTGTCAGCGCATTAATACCTTTCTGAATCTTCTCTAATTGTTGTTTGCGTGGTTTGTGTACTCCAGCCGCATAATGCCACAACTGGCGTTCATTAATTCCGGTTATCCGGCTCAAAGCAGCTTTGGTAAAGATACTGCTGTAATAGTTGATGAAGGTGGCAGCATCTATCTTGAACTTCAATGTGAACTCTCCCTGCAAAATTTCCACTGGAGCGATGTTCATTTCATTACATGAATCCAGATAAAGTTCAACAGCTTCCTTCATGTTCTTCTCGATTTCCTTCACGTCGTTACCGACAGTAATCACCGGAGCACCTTCAATATAGGCACTAAGATTATTTCCAGCATGTTCTACAATCACTTCTACGATTTTCATACTGACCTCCTTTTTATCGTTAAACAAAAGAGGCGGGGGCTATTTTAGCCCCGCTTGCCTCAGAATGTTGTAATAAGTGCCTTTCTCAACGCCTTTCTTGCCGTGGTCTGGGACAATCACTACATGGCTACCATCAGTGTAAACCATGTGACTGCCTTTCTGCCTCACGAACCAAAAGCCATTTTCAGTAAGCAGCGTTACAACGTCTTTAACTGATTTGTAGCTCATAGCGTTTAAGACTTAATTACGATGCAAATATAGTAAAATAACGAATAAATACAAAGAAGTATTCATGTTTTTACTATGATAAAGAAAATAGCGATACCTCGAAAGATACCGCTACTCAATTGGTAAATATTTTAGATTTATATCATTCTGTTTTGTATTATTCCCGTAAATATTCTGACTGAATTGTTCTATTCTTCAGATTTTCTGCTGGAACTTTTAAGAGAGGAAAGCTGTTTCTGTTTCTCAATGTCGTTCTTCTGCTTCTCAGCCTGCTCTTCCTTGATGGCTTCAATCTCATCCAGAACTGCATCCACGTTCCCCACGAAGGTGATGGCCCGTTGCTGCGACCAGATTTCACCGTCCTTGGCCTTGATAGCTGTGTCTATCTTGTCTTTGATGTCCTCCAGTTTGTATGGCTGCATCTGCACATCCACGTCAATAGTCTCGGAGGCTTCTTCAAGGGTGGAATTCACGGAACCCAAAGCTGATATGAGGAAATTTACACGTCGTTGCATGAACTCGCCGACAGTTTCATTCAGGTTCTCCACATTCAGGTGGGTGGACATGAACACATAATCGAAGGTAACACCGGATACGGCGTTTCCTGTACCCTTCAGGGAGTCGAAAGAGATTCTGGGTGTATTGGTCAGCCCGTAAATCTGACTTAACAGCGTCTCCACCTCGAACTTGACAGTATCGGGCACTTGAGACCAGGTAAGATACTGGGCATTTGCTCCCTGGCCGGTCAGCTCGACAACACGGTTCTTGAACTCACCTGAGAAATTCTCCACGTTACCAAAAAGCATGAGGATAGGGAAGAAGTGGTAGTCGATACAGTCTGCATAGTTTGAGAGAAGCTTCTCCAGTCTTACACGGAGACTCTTTATCTTCTCACAGTACGCTTCCGGACGGTACATATAAATCACCGGCATCTTCTTGAATCCATGAGCAAATGAGCCTTTGTCAGTCCAGTTGCTTGTCAGTTCCCACTGGTAAACCATATCCTTGGTAATGGTCATGAAACAGGTAATCTCTACATCGTTCAGGTCTTTTTTCTTATATTCACGGGATAGGGCTACTAAATCCCCCTGGTCATTGAAGAAAGGGTAGAGTTTGTCGCCACGGAACGGAGACCAGATGGCACTCTTCAGACGGTATTCAGGTTTTGATTTGCCGAAGATTCCTGAAATCTTTCGTTTGAGCTTTGCCCAGAAGCCGTCATCCTTCACCACATACCAGTATTCGGCCACTTCCTGCTCGGCCAGCCATGCCCGGACTACTTTCTTGTTCTGGTATTTCAACTTGTTTTTCTTGAACACCTGCTTCAATGTGGAAAGAAGGCTTTCTTCCGACTGGTCCGGCTGGCAATCAAGGACCGGTTCTGTTCCCACGGTGAAGGCAGTCTGAATGTTCACGATGTCCTGCTCGATAGGAAGAGCAATCCTGTTCGGGTCAACTTCTTTCCTTACCGCCGGCTCAACATATTCTTTCCCGGTTGTAGGGTCTGTAATCCGTTTCTCAGGCTGGGTCGTAATTTTGATTTTCGGGTATTTCTCTTCATCTATCACTATCTCGTGCTTGTTCGGATTCCAGTCGTTGTAAAGAGCGTGAGCGTTTGGTTGCTCGGTCTTTCGTCCTTTTTTCAGATAGTAGATTTTTCTCTCTACTTCCGGCATAGCTAAAATTTCTTCTATAGTCATATCTCAAAGTTTAATGTCCAAATATTCCTGAAACGTCTTTGGGTTTCATAATTCTACCGAGAAGTTCTCCCAGCACATAGTAGCGTGCAGCATCTATGCCATGATTATCATGGTCTTCAGGTTCGTTGATGTAGTTTCCATCCTTATCTTTTGCCCAGACATAATTTCTGAACTCCCTTTGCAGGTTATAAGAACGCTTGGTAATGAATATTTCCATTCCCTGCATCTTGTCAATACCGGCATTGACAGAACCTTGCCCTTTCTCTACCGCGTATATTTTAATCCCTCCGTTATGAATCTCCTGGATGAGTCGCGGGTCCGCACTGTCGGCAATCACTCTCAAATTCCACGGGCGTAGCGTCTTTATAATATCCCCAGAAAGTAATCCAGTTCTATAATCCACTTCATCCAGATAAAGCGCATTGTCAATGATTCCACACCGGATAGAAGCCGATGGGTCATTGGTATAACCAAAGTCCTGTCCAATAGCCACTTTCTTGCACCACATGGGGAACTCGTCCACAATACCCCATTTCTTGAACACGGCACCTTCGGCCACGTCCGCCCATCGACCGATAACCACATGAGCGTACTTCTCCGGATTCTTCTCTTTCATTTCCTTGACTTCTCTCAGGAACTCAGGAGAAAGGTTCTCTATATTGTCGAAGTAAGTCGTATGGATATGAAGTACATTCGGATGGGTGGAAATTTGCACCTGAACGCCGTCAATCTCCACCAGCCGGTGAGTATTCTCTATGTATTTCTTGTAGATGAAGTGGTTCGAATCACATGGATTCATGATAATGATAATCCGGTTCTGAATTCCCTTCTTACGGATGGAGAGCATAATCTTGTCAAACTCTTCCTCACTGGTCCATTCCTCTGCTTCATCACAGACAAAGGTGGTGATACCCTGAATAGATTTTAGTTTAGCGGTCTGATTCCCGGAAGAAGTCTTGATACCACGAAACATGATACGACTGCCGGTCATCCGGTTTACAATATCGGTTTTGGTGGTCTTGAAATACTTCGTTGTTCCATCCAAATCTATCTTTTCCATCATCTCTGGAATGATAGACATCCCGGCAGATACCATCGTATAACGGGTGTATAGAATCTGGTGGACTATCTTCTCTGTGGGAGTCATTTCGAATGTCAGACGCTCAATGAAGGTAGAAGCGTTGAAAGACTTCCCCGAGCCACGGCCACCGGTGATAAGGATGATAAACTTCTCGCTATCGGTATATAACGGATGATATATTGCTTGGGGTACAATCATTTCAGTTTGTCTTTAATCCATGAGTCAATAGAAATTCCGTGGTCAATATCCTTTGGAATATCTGCATCTTCGTCCTGACGGCGTTCAACATTCCTCCATTCATCATCGTGATGATACAGCCAGACAGACATTGCCTGAAGGTTGGGAGCCAGCTCGCTTTCACTTACCTGAAGCTCTTCTTCGCCGGTCAGGTTTCCGTCCTGGTCTTTCAGCTTTCTTACTACAGTACTCTTGGTCTTGATACCGCCCAAAGCTACAGCAAGGAACTTGGCACGTACAGCGGCGGTGATTGTCGCACGCCCGCGCGCTAATACGTCAGTTATCTCCGAATATTTTGACTTCATTTCGTAGAAGTAGGTCGGATTCAGCCCGAGCGCGAATGCTATTTCCCGGTCAGTGAATCCCTTTTTGGCATACGTTTCTACCTGAGAAAGAAATTCCTCACCCCTGTAATCGAATTTTGGCTTTCTTCCTCCTGGATGTTTCTTATGTTGAGATTCACTTTTCATCATTTATTCCTCCCAAGGGTTTTCACCCTCTTCTTCGACGTATACTCGTTTCAATTTATCCGATATTTCACTGAGTTCATGCTTCATCTGATTTACATGAAACTCTGCAGGCATAGGTAACTCCAATGCTCCTATCAAGTTGTCTATTCTATCAATAACCTCACCAAATTCTTCTGATGCTTTCATAATTATTCAATTCTTTTTCAATTTTCCACACTTATCACAAATTTCATAGCGGAAATCTAATGGTCCTTTCCAAACATAATGATGGATACAAAAAAGATTCTGCCCAAAAAACGTCTTTAGCCAAAGAATAAAATCCCCTACCATATTTCATCCATTATTGTTGCCCATATAAATGCGGCGAGAAACAGGCTTATCACCATAAATATCAATTCCTCTCTTTGAGAAATAGCTATCTATCCTGGCCGCATATCTTTCCATTATAGACTTCGTTCTGTCTCTTATACTTCTTTGTCTGTCTGTACCAAGCCCGTATTGCCTTCCGGCGTTGTACATTATTCGTCTTGACTGTTGATACAACTGACTATATGTTTTTCTTCTAACTCGGCTTTCCTCCTAAAATTTCATGTTGTCATTCAATTCTTTCTATCTGTTCATCGAATACCTCACCCTTGATAAACTTGGAGTAGGGGTCGTAACCGAACCTTTCACAGAAAGCTGCCTTAGCTTCGAACGTGTCAAAGGAAAGCATCAGATAAGCATCCATATCCTGTGCCTGTTTCTGGGCTGCATTCTTCACCTGCTGCTTTACTTCTTTCATGTGAGCTACCTTTTCAGCTCTTTCCATCTGCTTTGCGGCTTTCTCAGCTTCTTTCTGCTCTGTGACAGGTGCCATCATATCCTCTAGGGCATCGGCAATAGAGCTTTCTTCTTCTGTCTGGAGAAGGAAATCACAGCCAATCATATTCAAATCAGCGGCCGTTAAACCGGCATCCTGGTAATCTATATCCGGAACCAACCGGGCCAAAGCGTCATAGTCCCATGAACCTTGCGCGTTAGGATTATTCATCAGGATGTTCAATTCCTTCTCCTGCTTTTCGTCTACATCAATGACATCAACGCGAATTCGGTAGTCGTTTTCCGGGAACTTCTGTAGTTCATCCATCACGCTCAGACGCTGGTGGCCGGAAACAACGGTTAATCCGGTCTGCTTGTTGACTACAATACCACCGACCAAACCGAACTTCTTGATGCCCCGCTTCAATGTCTTACGGGATTCCTCAGACAGTTTCCTGGGGTTATAATCAGCGAAGTGAATGGCGGAACGATTAAGTTCCACCGATTCACTCTTAATGTATTTGCTTAGTTCCATATTAGCCATTACTTAAACCTACTCCTGCAGCCTTGTGCATGTTTTCTGCAGCCCTTGAAATTCTACGAAATTGAGAATCTGTCGTTGCTCTGCTTCTTAATGCCTGAGAACGATTAAGAATAGCAACCTGTTGTCGATTATATCCATAACCAGACATTATGTTTTGAGCTGTATAGGGATTGCCTAAATAACTCATAGTCCTATTTGATATTCTGCTTCTGACTCTGCATTCCTCCTATTAATTTTGTTTGTTATTATGCTCCCAAAGGATTCTTTCAGCCATCGGAAACACTTTGTAAATTCTCTGTAAATCCTGTGGGTAATTTTTCTCCAGCCATAGCATACAATCCAAGTTAAAACCTACACCCGAACTGGCTTTGAGTGAATATCTAACTGGTTCAGGTAGCCCGTTCTGTCTCATGTAGGATAGAATATCTTTCTGCTTCCAGTCGGCCAAAGGATAACACAAGCCATTGTTCTCATACCCGTTAGCTTCATAACCTTTCAGCATTAAACGCCGATTCATACCGTCCGCTTTCTTCATGCCTAAGAAAGTATAATACAGCCCGTATTTAAGCTGCATAGCTTTCACTACATCGGCAAGTTTAAGTAGTTTAATCTTTGGATTTGCCACACAATACATACCACCACGAAGAATGTAAGTAAGATTCCAGTGTGGCACCTGTACAAACTCGATTTTGGGATATTTAGCTTTTACCCAACCTATCCACCTTTCAATATGCTCTAAACCTTTGACAAAATACATGAACACACAGACTATTCTGTCGAACCTTGGATATATCATGTCAAGTAAAACCAAAGAATCTTTACCCAAGGACAAAAACAGCAAAGCCCCGTCAGTCTTCTGTCTGACGAGGTCAATATGGCTGTATGTCCTTTCTTGCAGTGTCATTATCCGCCACTCATGCCAAGTCCTGTGCGGACGTTATAATACTGCTGTCTTCGGGTGATAAATCTGCCACCCTGAGAGAGACCACCATTCTCTGTAGTCAAACCTCTACGGCCACCACGGTAGCCACCAGTTGAAAATGTGCTTCTGTTTGTTCTGACTCAACGAAAATTTAAAGGGTTAAACATGCTTTTCAAAAATTCTGCCAAGGCCATAAACGACCTGTGCTGCCAGATATATCTCACCCTGATAGGTGTATTCAATCAGATTGTGATTTTCATCTTCAAACAGCTCTATCTTTGCATCCTTGACTTCTACCAGTGCGCTGGCTCTGTCTTTATTGTAGCCTACAAAGAACTGGATAGCATCGTAATGCTTAGGCTGTAACACACCGTCTTTCTCGACACAATAGCCATCAGCGTCAAGCTGGCAGTATTTCTTCTGGGTTGTAGGTCTGATTTCTCTGAATTCTTGTGTTTTCTTGCCTGACAAGATTTCGTCAAAGAACTTCTGTTTGATGATAAGCGTAAGTATTTCCATAATCGTGTAAAGTTTAAATGTTAGTTGCGGGTGATGGATTCGAACCACCGGCCTTCACCAAGTCAAAGTGACGAGCTGACCACTGCTCTAACCCGCGATGGTATCTATACAAAGATACCCAATTATGAAGACAATTTTGAATAACAATTCAACGCATACGAAACAATTTGCTAATTGTTTGGTAATAAATCAGGGCCGTGTTTATTGATGATGCTTTCAACAATTTCTTTTGCACATTCTATACCGGATTTATACCCTCTGGCATAGTCTGTTCTTGTAGACAAGTAGCTTGTATCATTACCCAGCCACCCGATTATTTCTTGCAGGATTTCTTTCTCTTTCATACCCCATAACTATATTTTACCACTCCATCTTCAATCCATACAGACGATGCGTTATGTCTTTTCATAACATTATCTCTATAGACTTCATTCTCTGTAGATACCTTTGAAAGCTCTCTTTTAACCTTCTTCAGTTCTGCTTCTAATCGCATGATTTTCTCTGTATCAGATTCGGTATTACATCCTCTAAATTGTGATACATTCATTTCTCTACATACTTCTAAATGGCATACAAAATCCTCTGTTATGGATTTAGCAATATCTTCATTCACTAAAATTCCATGCTCTTCTAAAATCTCTCGCATTACGTCAATATCTACATTTCTCATAGCTATCTTAAATTATCCGTTTACAACCTCTGGTATCTTATAATAGTCACTCTTTGACGCTCTGCCTTCGGTCAACCAGCCTATACCTACCCAGCATTTTATTTCACCGTCATGAATCACTCTATAACCTGCATCAACTACCACTTTGGGCGGATTTACGCTCATTTTTATGCTTCTTACATCTGATGCTTTAACCGTTAACTTTTCTCTTTTCATAACCATCTCAAATTAGAATAATACACACCGTTCAATTTCGTATAATCACCATACAGCTTTACTTTGCCTTTATACATCATGGCGAACTTAGAACTGCCAGCGGCAGCCATCATCATGGATTCTGTTACCTTTGATTCATAACCATATTTCATTACAAGTGGATAAACTTGCCCTCTGAAGAAGATTTCGCTGTCTGTCATATCATTTACCGACTGAATAGGCAAAACGCCGTTATGGGCAAAATAAACGCCATTCTCGACAAACGGGTGGCAGTTCCTTCTACACTTAGAACCATGTGTTGCCCACCTCATGTGAATGATGCATTCTTCTTCAATTTCAACCTTTGAAAGATGAGTTAAAAACTTCTGATAGTCCATCGTCTTATATCTATGCTTTGAAGAAACGAAGCCATAACCATGATGATTGATTCTCTGAACTTTATTTAAGGTGTCCAGAGTTGGCATCTGAACACCTTTTGGCTTATAGATAATACAGCACATATTCATTGATTTTAATCGTGCGAGGCTCATGCAAGAACCTCAGCACGTGATTTAAAGAATGACTTTTCTCTCGTTGTCAAGAAAGGTATCTCGTCAATTGAATTAACCTCTGAACTCAGTACGTTCTTTTTAGACCATGCTACCAGTTTAGCGCAGAAGTTCACCCAGTTAGAAATCTTTTCGAAATCAGTAGAACCTTGATGTTGTCTAAATTCTATTGTCCGATGTCGAGCGTAAGAACAAGCATTCACTTTATAGTATCTATTACCATTCATGACGCTAAAAACATCATGCTTTGTCATACATACGTCAAAGTTCTTGCCTTGAAGGGTTCTACACCACTGGCTGTTGTTGGCACGCCTTGAATTTGCCATAAATGTATCAATAACTCTTTCTAATTTCTGATAGTTCTTGAATACATTTATATAAGCCTCGTTTGAAAGATTTGCAGCACCTATATGAACATGTAAGCCAGTAGATATATTCACTTGTGCACCTGCCTCATTTAAGGCTTTACAGCAGTTCTCGAGGCTTTTCATACCTGCCTTACCAGTAAGAACCGGTGAAACACATTCGATAGGGTTTTCACCTCTGATAGAAGAATCAGATACAAACTTGTAGTAGTGGTTGTTGTCAACGTGATTATAACCCTCATACTGAAAAGGCATTTCGTTTCTTGTTGCACTTTCTCTCATAAGGCTTGCAGCTACCAGGCATTCAATCTCTACGCCAAAGGTAAACTTATGAACCTCTCTGACTGGTTTAGGCAGTTCTGAAAGCAGAAGTTCAATTTCGTACTTTCTCAACCCTAACTTAATAAAAGCCTCTTTCTTTGCAGCCTTAGAACTTTTCATGTTCTTAATCTCTTCTACTTGTTCTTTTAAAGTCTTCATAATCGTGTGCGTTTAAATTGTTATTACTTCTTGTTTGATGGTGTAAAGTAAAAGTAAATGCTTTAATAAAACAAACATAAATAAAAGAATATACTTATATTTTACAAAGATTAACAAAGTAAATACTTATACATAAATAAAAGCATTTACTTTTGTGTCAAAATTGATTTTTATGATAAATAGAACAAGAGAAATTATAGAGCAGCTAAACCTTAAAAAGGTAGATATTGCAGAAAAGTTAGGTATTACCCCTGTAGGGCTCAATCAATTACTTAATACAGAGAAGCCCAAACTTGAAACGTTAGAAAAATTGTCAAAAGCTATTGGTGTACCTGTATGGAAATTAATTCTTACTGATGATGAAATCAGAGAGGTTAATATATTAGAAGAAAAAGATTTAACCGAGGTAAACGGCTACATAAAAGTGAAAGGAACTATTTATGAAGTTCACTCTTTTGAGGATTTAAGGAAGTTATTAGAAATGGATGTTTAATCAATAAAACCAAAGTAAAATGAAGAAAATGTTATTTATACGACCTATACTAGTGGCTTTGTTTTTTGTAGGGTGCAGTAGCGATGGTGATGGAGAACCCGGAGGGAATAATGGAAATAAAGTTCTGTCTGAAATTGTAATAAACGAACACGAAAAGAAATTTGGCGAGATAAATGAATATGGAGAACTATACGAACAGTATATCTATAATCCAGACGGAACATTGCAAGAAAAAACCACCAATTACTATAATGCTTTATTGGATGATAGGATTGATTACAATTACAAATATGAATACGACGACAAAAAGCGTGTAGTGGAAATGAACGAATATACGTTTACTTTGTTTGAAAAAAAACGTAAATATGAATATAACAACATTGATTCCGTGTCACGCATGCTGGTATATGATGACGATGGAGACCTGAATGAAGAATGGATATACGGATATGATAGTCAAAAAAGATTGATAAAAACAGTAGAAAAAGACATTTGGGTTAGTAACAATTTTGGTTATATAAGCGAATATAGATACGAAGGGAATAACGTTTATATAGAAAAGACAATGCTTAATGACGGTTCTTTGTTCGGGAACTTTATCTTTGAGTACGACACACATGGAAATCTACTACAAGAAACATATATCAACGGAGATACAGGGAGAGAATCAATAGAGCAAAAATATGAATACCAGTATGACTCTTCAGGTCGTATTCAAAGAAAATCTAAAAAGGAATCATATTCAGATTCTTGGACATATTATGACTATATTTATAATGAAGATGGTACTATAAATAAAATATGTGTTTCATATAGTTACAAGGATAATGAATCCGAACTAAGATATAATTACATCTATAAATAACTATTCCAGCCCCGTTCTTTATATGGTTCGGAGTTAATTTAAATAATAATTAAGGGAACGTATGTGATATAAATCCGTTTGAGAATAGAGAGTTTTATTAAATATAATTAAAATCTATTTTAAAATAAACAAACTTATGGCCACTATATTCAGAAAGACATCTCCACTAAAATATACTTTAGAAATTCCATGTAAAATTCGAATTAATTCTAAAGATGGAAAAACTTTTCAGAAAATTATCGAGGATTTATACAAAGAACTAATAAATAACGACAAGAATTTTCAATCTCACAATCTTTACGATAATGAAGGATATAAAGCACTAATTAAAAATTTATATTATTGGCTAGAAAAAAACTTACATTATAGATTAGATAAAATATTAAACTCCCAAATAGATCCTGATAGCAAAAAGATACGATATCATATTAGAAATTTAGAATTAAAAGAAGGTTCGTTAGTTTTAACCTTTACGATATTATTTAGTTTTATTGAGATTTATAAAAATATTGATGATATTATTGATTTCTTTCTTGAAGATTTTTCTAATTATATCAACTTTATATTGGACCAATATGAAGTTACATATCAATATTATCTACCTTTTAACCTTTCAAGAGTAAGTACTGATTCATCTCATAATAAGAAAAAATACATTAAAAATATAATATTTCCCATAATTATTTCTGGCATATTTGCATTTTTGATACCGACAATCATAATTGAAAATAGTAAGGATGATTTGAAACGTATTATTAATGAAGAGTTGATAAAATATAAAAATCAAGAAATAATAAACGAATTAGATAATTACTATAAAATTCAACAATATTTTTCTATACATAAAGCCAATGAACCATTGCAGAAAATAGATTCAATAAAATGACATCTTTGATATTCATAAATAATAAATTATGGAATGGATTGGACTAATCTTGGAAATATTATTACTTGGAATTTTCCTTATATGGGAAGGATATAACAAGAAAAAAGGAGAGAACTTTGCCATGAAAGAGGATTCTCGTGAAATAAATTATGAAAGCGAAAAAGGGAAGAATCTTGCTACAAAGGAAGATATTGCACAGATTACTAAAGAAATAGAATCAATAAAAGGCAACTACAACAAGTCATTAGAACTTTACAAATTCGAACTTAGCAGATTCTTCGAATCATCAAAAATAATCATAGACTTATGCAATTCACTTGACAATAAATTGATACATCTAATAATAGAGTGTAAAGAAAATATAGATAATGATTTTTTACGTAATAACAGAGACTACAGCAACACATTAAAATCTGTCTATAAGCTGGGTAGATTTTTCCTTGTTTATAGAAGCCGTTATGAATCAAATAAAAACATAGACAAAATCATAGAAATCACATCATTACTTTCATGTTTAATTGATGGCGGTAAGCTATCTGCGATTGATAATAATAAACTAGAAAAGAAAATAGAAGAACTTGAACAATATTTTCAAAAATTATTGTCAGAAATATTACCTCCATTCAAACCGGAAAAAGTAGAAAAGCCGGAAGCATAACGCTCCGGCTTTTTTACTTGATTAGTTCTTTTACTAATTACCCATCATTAAGTCCCATGTAAGTACGTTTTGAAACTTGTGTATTCCAACTGGTTCCATTTCTATTGAAGTTTCCAAGATACCTGCCTGCAATCCTATTTACAAGATTATTAGGATTGTCAAAGTTACTTCCATAACGATGTTGAGCTAATCTGTCGGCTTGTCGAGCTATTTCCCAACCTGTTTTTGTTCTTCTTCTGACTCGGCTTTAAAATTTAAATTTGTTAGACATAAAAATTTAAGCATAGAGACTTTATCCCCATTAGAAACATTCTGTTACTTGATTAGTCCTTTGACCTTCAATCTTTCTACAATTTCGTTGTAAAGATACTCTATATCCTGCCGGAAATCCTTATACTGCTGGTAGATAAAGGAAACATCAGCGATATTGTTTGATATTACACACGGGGAAACATCCGGGAACACACTGGAAATCTCTGCCCGGATGCCGTTCGGCAGCCGTCCGCCGGCAAGCACGCTGGGAGCGAACAGGAACAAGATGATAAAGAGGAACTTCTTCCGCTGGGTGACGCTCTCAGGATTGGGCGGACAGTCCATCCCGGCCAACAGTTCCTTGAACCACTCATAAATCTCCGGAATAAGAGTAAAATCAGTCAGAATAGGGGAGGATAACTCCTGCTCACGTTCAGATAACCTTGATTTCTGTTCACGTATTGATTTCAACTCCACGATTGATGAAAATTCTTTTGTCATAGCACGATTTATTTAGTTGGAAATTCTTATATTTGCATCATAATCGTGTGGGGGAGTTGGCTTCTAATCGTGTGGGCTGGCTCCCTATTTTTATGCCAAGTGATATGCGTTCAGGATGGCGAAAGCGTAAATAATGACCGTAACAAGACTGTCCAGGAACACCGCCCATGCTCCTAGCTTTTGGATCTGACTGAAACTCATGGCCAGGACAACAAGGAAACACACCCACTGGCTTGAAAACAATCCTATCCCCAGCAATAAAAGTCCGATGGTATCCATGAATAATGCAACATGAAGCCACGGATGCGCCATCAGATACCATCTTTTTGATGTCTTATCCAGCTTCTGAAAGACTTTTACATGTCGGTATATGGATTTACATTTGAGCAGCTTCACAAGCTCGTACAGGGCTTGTATGATGATTAAGGAGTAGAATGCGTGTTTCATGGTCAGTAGCTTTTATCTCCGTGCTTGTACGGACGAAGTTCATTGTACTTCATCTTCTGCTTGATGTACCAGAAGATGTCGATATTTCTATCGTGGCAGAAAGCGAATATCTCATTTAGGAGGATATATAGTTCATCCCGGTAGAAGTTGTCGGTGACATAGACGCAGATTCTAAACATGGACTCCGTGAAGCTCATATCGGAATAGTCTTCCGTATCGCTTCCTTCGTAGTCGAAGCTATCCAAATCATATCCTCTCAATCCAGCCAAATCCAGCAGACGGATGCAGGCATCGGCAAGTTCTTCCTCGACAGTCCCTTTGATAAATGCCTCAAAGTCTTCCATGAATCTCCTTTTCCTAGTTTCTTCGGTCAATGGAACGCTATTCCCTTGCCATTCTTTGAACATTGCAACTTTCGCATGTTTCCCTTTCCGGTCTGCCTCCACCGCTTCCATAAGTTCGGATATGACCAGACAAAGGAAATGTTCGTCACTCAGGTTCTCGTCATGCCATCCGTGGGCTACTGCGCACTGGTAGGCCTTATCTCTCAATTTGTTTAAGTTCATAATAATTGGGGGGTAATTAGTTAGAAATAAAATACCCGATAACCACTACTAAAGCAGTTATCGGGTATTCACAAAGCACTGACAAGGGTTGTCAGTAAGTAAAAATGTTATTAATATGATATTTTAAGCTCTGTATCTACAAGAAAATCACTAATTCGATATTGATCACCCCAAAAGACTCCATTAAAATAAAACTTTATAGGATGAAACAAATCCTTAGGTACATAGCCATGTCCAAATGATTGAACACACATATAGTAATTAGGAAGACTATATAATCCTCTAAACCGACCACGCCCTGGATTTATAATCCTAATCTTTGATAAATAAGAATTTATGAAGTGTTTATTATTCCCATTAACGCTATTGCGCGTTATTAAATAATAATTTTCTACGTAAAATGTACGTATTTTTTTGATTGGTATAGGCTTCGACAAATCTAATCTTGTATTTGACGTTATTGTTTTCAATGTACACCCACATTGAATAACATCATTTACATTTATAAAATAGTCTCCATCAACTAACAAATAACCACTTTTAGAATATACGCCTTTAAGCATCTCAGACACTTCTTCTTCTGAATAGTCTTTGATATTCTCAGATTTACCATATTCCTTATACATTAACCCCCAATTCTCAGGGTGTTTATACACACTTTTAATAATGCTTTGTCCAGCCAGTTTAATATATCCTCCCATATATTTTAATTTTAAATTCCTCCAAAGATAAAAATTTCTTGAATTCAATGATATGTATAGCTTTATTTTTGTAATGATTATAAATTACCCTCCTCATTATGATATCTCCATGTATACATCTATTGCGAAAAATACACATAGAAGAATTCCGATTAATAACACTGCTAATGTTGTTTTATTTTACCAGATTAAAACACCAAAAACTAAGTTTCCCTTTCACATTCATAATCGGCTTATCAAACAGAACCGCGTCTTTCAACACCCAGTTCCAGCAACCTTGCTCTGCCCATACTGAAGGATGGTTTTGTACGCAATCGGATATAACCACGCTGCCGATGATAGCACCACGAGGTAACTTGTTGCAGTCTACACCTGCTAATTCTGAAGGATGAACTAGAATTTGTACTCTTTGCTCACTGTTCATTATCCAACCTACTCCCTTACTGTTGCTTGCATGAATAAGCACCCTTTGGCCGATGTATTTCTGAGGACACTTCCAAGTCCGGTTCTCGATGTCTTTGATACCGTGAGCGATTAAGCTTGCCCACGGTTGTTTGATGGATATTGCTTTCATACTTTTGCTTTTTATAATAATACTATTTATATTTGCGCCAGCATCTGTGACTGAAAATGGCAAGGTTTTAATATTCAGGTTCGAGTCCTGTCAGATGTTAGGTAATATTGCCGCATAACCTTAAAATATGAATCAAAATGATTTCATTTATATTCTTTAATTTAATCTTAGCAATATGCATTAATATTTTTTCTGCATGGTTATATGATTCTATCAAAGAAAAGCGTTATCAAAATGCAATATTACTGATTATTATAGAGGACTGCAATTCGCAGTCCTCTTTTTTATACTCACCTTATCCCAGTAGCCACCACATGACTGCCAGGAACAGGTAATACAATTTCGTTTTCATTGATTATTTCTCTTTCTTTCAACTAATAATTCTAACCTCTTCTCACACTCAGCGCACTCGATTTTCTTGCGCTCCAGTTTCTCGCGGAACTTAACCAGCTCCTCGTCCGTATTCTCATCAAAGAACATGTTGTTCTGACGGTTTTGCTCAATATAGTTCTTCATCATCCGTTCCGCTTTCGTCACCTGGGCTTTGACAGAAATTAGCTTAGACAGACAACTATTAAGTCCCATCGATTCTCCTGAACGCTTATCATAGTGATACAGACTTATACCAATAATCTGTTTTGGATATTGACACTGAAATTTCGCCATCCTCCATCTAATCACCCATTGGTAGCGGAAATACATTTCACGGGGAAGGTCGTAGTGATAAAGACTTACTTGTTTATCTGCATATCCGTAATAAAGAGTGACTTCAACCCATCGCTCAACCTTCAGCTCCTTTTCAGCTTTGGCCAAATCCTTTGCGAACTGATAAAAATCGCTCACACTTTCCTGCTTTCCCATATCATTCAAATTTCAATTCAAGTTGTGAGTAAGGTTCTTTATACCCAGGATTTGAAAATAAGAAAGCCTTTCTCAATGCCTCGAAGATTCTTTCACTCATGGCCTTAGAAACATTGTTCTTGTCAGCTTCTCTGTTAATCAGCAAGCATCTTTGAAGGCTACCATTTATCGGCTTCTCATCAAGGAACAGGCTGTACTCAGTAAATATCCGGTTCTGACGTTTACCTTCCTTTTCTTCTTCATCAGTCTGGTACCGTTCAAATACGGTGTCTTGAAGTGTTCTTAGACACCTTTGTCCACGATCACTCCTGCATCCCAGCATTTCGTTTTCGAACATTACTGACAAAGCACGCTTCTTACGGACATTGCCTATTCTGGCCCATCCATAATAGACTTTTAGCTTTCCCATGACTTAAAATAGATTTTGTTGCACAATAATTCCTTCAGACGTTTTAATCTCTCCAAAACATTCTCTCCGAAACCTTTTCTCTTGTTCATCGAAATATTCCTTGTCTATTTCGGTACCATAGAAATCGAACCCCATCCGATAAGCTGCTATTCTGGAACTTCCACTTCCGAGGTGCGTGTCCAGTATTTTGTCACCTGTTTTAGCAAATTTTTCAAGAATCCATTGATAGAGTTTGATAGGTTTCTGGGTTGGATGGATTTTTGATTCTTTATTGTTTCCGCCTGTATTTGATAAATGAATGATAGATGCCGGACAATCAAAAGAAGTCCAAGCAAGCTCAAACTGGGAAAAATTCTTCCAAGGCTGCATTTTATCCCAGCACAATATCCCGCGTGTAGGTGGTAGAGGAAAATAGTTGCCTCCCCATATCACTTGATTATGGCTTACCCTGAACAGTTCCTCGAAATACTCTTTTGAGGGAGGATGATAATCCCAATCGCATTGCATTGTATTCAATGCTCGGTTCTTAAGTTTTCCGGCTCCTTGGTTAAAGCGTTTCTTTTTCAGTCTTTTAGCTATACTTTCACCATTGTATCCTCCATGCCTACGGTTCATGTTGCTACCCATCGACATGTTCGGGGCATTTATTCTGTATGGAGGGTCGACCACTGCCAGCTCAAAGAACTTATCTGGTATGTTCCGCATGTATTCCATACAGTCCATGTTATGTACCTCACTAACCATTTTATGCAACTTTTCTTTTTCTTATAATCTCCTTACAGATAGCCTCACAAAGCACACGAGCCATGTTCACCTCCACGGCGTTGCCGATGAACTTCTTCTGGTCTGACTGGGGGCCAATCAGTACATAGTCTTCAGGAAATCCCATTATTTTCTTGAGTTCTGCTATCCGAAGCATACGCATTTTTATGTCAATGATGCCATACAAAGCCATAAACTCCTTAATCTTGATTGTCATCGGACTGTCATCAGGTGTAACCTGTATGCCGATACCTCCTTCAACCTCTACCAGATAAGGCGGCATTTTGTCCATGCGGGCTATAAGTGTGAAACATGGGTTGTTTACAGAACCTCCGGCGCTGGCAAACTGAGGATTCATAAGGTAATGCCATTTGCGGTTGGCTGTAATGGTCTGAGAAGGTTGCTCAATGCTGCTTCCAATATTCGAGAAAGCTGTATTCATTATCCACGGCTTGCAGCTTACCATATTGAACTTAGGCACCGTGGTTACTGTACCAACTGGTTGATTAATGGATGTCGGTTTCCCGGTACCATACTGGTTATCTATGAAAACAGAATTTACCAATGCCAACCTGTCTTTAGTCGTAACCGTAGGGGCTGGAAGCTCGACCGAATGGTTGTGACCGTTTCCGTAGTAGGCAGACACGAAAGCGTGGTGGTCTTTGCAGGTGATTGTTCCGGCAGGGCCTTCCACAGATATGTTCTTGCTATCCGGCTGGCCGCTGAATTGCTTGGAAAGAAAGTTTACCTTAGCTAAAGCCAACCGTCCTTGTGTTGCCACAACCGGGCATGGCTCATCAACGCTTGGTGCCTGATATTTTCCCGTCCGACTCATAGAGTTATACTTTACAATAAAAGCCTCCTTACCTCCAGCTACAAACTTAATCAGTCCGGCATAGATGCGTTCAAGGGTTTTCTCGGCCAGCGGCTTCTTCCGGCAAAAGATACTTTCTCCTTCATCTGAAAAGTTCAGCACTTCCTTGACCGGCTTCCACTTTTCCAATCGTCCAAACATATCGTTTTTCCCATACTTACAGTGAGTAGGTTCTGGAAATACAATCGGAAGTCCACGCTTGGCGAAGATACCGAAGAACCGCTTGCGAGTGGTGTATGCCCCATAATCGGCAGCGTTAAGAATGCGCCAGTCAAAATCGTAACCATATTTCCTGACGTTACGTTTCCATTTCTCATAGCATCTCCCCTTATCCTTGCTGATAGGTTTCCCATTTTCATCCATATCGCCCCATGACATGAACTCCTCAACGTTCTCTATCTGTATGTAGTCTGGATCAATATCCTCGATATATCGGAAAAGATGCTCAGCCAGCGTCCTGCTGTCGGAGTCCCGTGGCTGCCCACCTTTAGCTTTGCTGAAATTCGTACATTCAAGGCTGGCCCATAATACAACCAGTGCATCCGGATAAATCTTCTTCATTCGTTCTACATGGGCCACCAAAGGAGATAGTTCCAAAGTTCTGATGTCCTCCGTGAAGTGGAGCGCATCCGGGTGATTTGCCGCATGGCTGGCGATGGCGTTTGCATCGTGGTTTACACAAGCGACAACTTTCGCACATTGTTCATCTTCGTAGCGTGCGTTTTCTACTCCGGTACTGGTTCCCCCAGCACCGCAGAAAAGGTCAATATAGAGTAATTTTATCATATCAGTTCCATCTTTGAGGTCGATTGTTGATTCTCTCCAAGTAAGCGGCTATCTTCTTCTCCGCATCCTCACCGTTGCGGACGAAAATTCGCGTCCGTGTCTTGTCGCCTGGGATAGCCACATACTTTCCATGTTTCTCCAGTTCCCGATGCTGGGCGATTTTCAGTTCAGTTCCAGAAGGGTTCTTCTCCAAATCCACTTTACGTGGAAGTATTGGGTCATTCTCCGTTATCATTTTGCAAGATATTTGTTGATTATGTTACTCACTACAAGTCCGGCTTCATCACACATCCCGGCAAAGTTGTCAGACAATGAAGCGTTTTTCTCTTCATCGGGTATTCGTACTATGCTTCTCAGTTCTTTCAGTACGCGTTTCACCTGAAAAACTACCTGAGCATCTATTCCGTTTGATTCAAGTTCAGACTGGAACTCCAGTGCCGCACCCTCAAGTAAGTCTGAATAGATGAACAGCTTGTGCATCTTGCGAAGCATTTCTACCTTGAACTCCGGGGTATAGTCCTGAAGAAGTTCTCCCAAGGAATGCGGTTCCACCTCTCTTTCAAGGGAGTCAATCTTGTTCTTGATTTTCTGTGCTTTGGCAAAGTTCATGGATGAAATCAAGGCGATATACTTCTTTCTCAGTTCATTGAGCTTTCTTTCTGATTCTTGTCTTGTCATTTCTCTACTTTTCTGATGATTAAATACTTTGGCTCACCCTTGCGGAGATTGCTTAATGTCTCTTCGTCAACCTCTGCTTCTGTGAGTCCGTTCACGTTCATGTATTGTGGGAGACGGTATTTTTCACGTAGTCTCCTGATCAGGTTCCAGTCACGAGTTACCCAGTTAATTGTGATTTTCATATCATTTTCTCAGACTTTCACCGCTGAAGAGGACGGTTTTCGTTATCGCCCTCAGCCGGTCAATGGTTCTTTCCCCATACTTCTCTCTCAGCTCGTCTATCGTGAGGTTGGTAGTCAGGATAAGAAGCTTTCCTTTCTTCTCGGCTTCGTCTGCCAGTTCGGCGAATGCAAGCCTTTTTTCGCCGTATTTCACGCTTAAATTCTCTGTCCCTATATCGTCAACGTAGATGATGTGTTTTTGCTTCACGGCGTCCAAATCTGCATTCATCTGCTGTGCATCGTAGCAGCTTACCACCTTGCGGCAGTAATGGTTAAGAACCAAAGGAAGAATCTTTCCGCAGATAAGGGTCTTTCCGCGTCCGCAGTTGCCGAAACACAGAAGTCCGCGACCTTCATTGCCGGCCAGCCAGCCTGCCACTTCTTCGTACTCAGGAAGCCATCTGGCATTTTCTCCAGTGAAGTACCTGATACCGGCCCAGAGAACTCTTTTGGCATCCGGAACGGTTACCTGTACGACGTTAGGAATAGGGGAGAAGCCCGTATCTTTAAGCCGTTCTATTGTCTGTTGAAAATTTATCTGTTCCATGTTTACCAGCCTTTCTTGTATTTTTCCGGTGAATTATCCTTCAGAACTATGCCTACATCTGTTTTTGAAGGCACTTTCTCACGACTGGCCCAGGTTGCCAGCCGTCTTGGAAGCTCCCAGGTCTTTTCCAATTCATAGCGCATCTTGGTTTCTGACTTGTTAAGCTCGCTCCAGTAATTGAAGAAAGCCCGAATCATTTCTTTCGGGTACTGGCCGACATAAGGGACTAACGACTGGTAGAAGGATTCTTTCCGGGAGAGAGTAGCGGCTTTAGCCGCGTCTTTCTTTGCTACTACGTTAGTAGTAGTTTCTTTTATATTATTATTTATTTTGCTTTGTGTCACTTGCTGTGTCATTAGTTGTGTCACTTGGACTTGTAAGTCATTGATTATTTGTGCAATATCTGTGTCATTAGTTGTGTCACTTGTATGCATTGTTTTTCCATCTATTACATAGTGTGTCACTTTACGTTGTAATTCATTGATTTTTTGGCTAATAGCTGTGTCATTTATATTGTTTCTACTTATATTTTCGGAAAGTTGTGCCACTTGCTGTGTCACTACTTGTGTCAGTAACTGTGTCACTTGTAGACGTAACTCTTTAATTTCCTGAATGATATTTGTGTCACTACCTGTGTCAGTGGCTGTGTCACTTGGTGTGTCAGTAGGATCTCCATTGTATTCGATATATTTCACAAAGGTTATTACATTCATTCCTTGTTCCTTGGAAAGAGTTATCATGTTCTCTCTTCTCAGAAAGGCAAGAAATGTCCGTACTTTCCTCTCAGACCATTTCCAACGCTTTGATAAGAATCTTATGGATGCAGGATATTGTCCTCTTGTATAAGAGACTTCTCGACCTCCGATACTCTCCATACGGGGCGTTGCCTCAAATCGTGCTGATTGAATCAAGTCAAGCCACGCTTCGCAACTGCTAAAAGTCCGGGCTTCATTCCACATATCATTCGAGAAGAACTTGCGGCTTAGTTTTATATATCCTTCCATAATCTTAGAATCTTACGTTAGTCAACTGTCTGCTATTGGAGTACACGGCCCATTTGCCGTTTCCGCTATCCACCAGGCGTAAATCCTTGACTTCGCCAAATCGTTTCAGATTCCCGCAAAGGTCAACGATCCAGCCAGCCTCCTTGTTTGGATGCGGGCGGATGGCACGACCGACTATCTGGTACCATAGAGTTAAAGACATCGTCGGACGGACCATGACAATCGTATCCAGTTCAGGATAGTCAAATCCGGTAGTAAGTACACCTACGTTGGCCACCACCGGAATTTCTCCAGCCTTGAACGCTTCAAGGATATGTTCGCGTTCTTTTTTCGGTGTTTCTCCTGAAACGATGGCTGTTCCGGGAATGGACCAGGTAAGACGTTCTGCTTCTTTCAAGAAACGAGTGAAAACCAATATACCTTTTCGTTTTACACCGCTCTTGGGATTCATAAGCCTTTGGACGATACTTACCAGAAACCCGTAGAAGTCGATACGCTCATACTCTTTTACTACAGACTTGTCCGTGTAGTCGGCTCCGGTAGTGTTCACCTTCAGATTAAGTTCGTTCCATCCCAAAGGATTCATCGGATAATAGTTCAGCTTTGAAAGATACCCCATATCCAATAAAGTAGAGATTTGAACCTGATAGATTACCTCAGAGAACACGCACGGGCGTGTACGTGTGATGAACTTCAACATGCTACCGAAATCCCTGCTTGATGAAAGCCGGTAAGGCGTAGCCGTCAATCCAAGGACTTTACATTTCAGCATCGAAAGAAATCTCTTGTACATTCCGTCTTTCGGGTTAACCAGATGGCACTCGTCGATGATGATATTCTGAAAATGCTGGAAGAGTTCCGGATGGTTGACTACGCTTCCGATAGTGGCGAAAGTTATTCTTGAAATCTCCTTTCGTCCGAATGAGGCAGAGTAGATGGAACAATCCAGAACACCATACGAACAGAGCTTCAGATAGTTCTGTTCGAGTATCTCCTTACTTGGCTGGAATACCAGCGTGTGCCCTTCAAGGCGGCTGGCGATGTCGGCTATCACAAGACTCTTGCCGGCTCCGGTAGGCAGTACCATGATGGCATTGTTCTTCTTGGCCCTGTTAGCAAAGAAGCTGACCGCTGCATTACTGGCCTTCTGCTGGTAATCCCGTAAAACATAACTCATAATCCTTTCTCCTTACTCAGTTTGTCTCCCAAAGCCTTGTAATACTTGGTGAGTTCTATTAATTCAAAATCAGTCCATTTCTTCGCCTGGCTTGCTCTCCATGCCAGCTTGTCGAATCGTAGCTGGCCGATTTTAGCTTTCAGGTTCTTTTCATATTGTATCAGATGGTCGGCACTGAATCGGTTGCACGCCCGGCACTCGGCATGGGCGTTATCCTCGTCAAAGCGTGTGGCCATGTGGCGGCGCGAATGGAAGTGTCCGCAATCTGCCTGTTCGTATGGCTTTATCTGGCCGCATGAGATACAGCGGAAATACCCGTTCGGCATACAATCACGAAGCCGGATATAGCGGCTGAAAACTTTGTCGAGTTTGGCCACTAAATCCGGCTTCTTCTTAATCTTGATACCTGCCTTGTCAAATAACGGCAAAGGCTTTTCTTTCTTCTTTTTAGGTTTCTTGATGTAATACGGCATAATACATAATTTTAGTTTGTGATACCGGCAGGATTCGAACCTGCAAGGACTTACAAAGGCTTTAACATGGCCACTCTCAACCTTATGCCATCTCATTTTGAGACGCGTCTACCAGTTCCGCCACGGTACCAGATGCCCGTCTTTCCGGGCTGTCAATTATACTTCGATGATTACGATGTCAGGTGCAACACCTTTGATTGCTTCAATTTGTTCGTCAATCACCTTATTCTTGTATTCTTCAATGGCCTCATTCGCACCGGCAGAAACCAAAGAAAGGGAAACTTCCCGCCCATCCACATCGGCGTAGATTTCAACTTCGATTTCTTCACAGGCAAAACCTTTGAAAAGAGGGATATTCAGTTTGAACGATTTTGGCAGATTGGAATCAACCACTTGAGAATAGTTATCCGTCTTGTTCCCGTTTTCCTCTTTGCTACGTTCTATATCCTGATTCACTTTCGCCTTGAAGTTCTTCAAAGTGGAAACCAGCATCATGTTCTCAGACTTATCCTTGAAGAAGGCACGGTGCATCTTGAAGAACTGGGACAATTTGATAGGTTCCCATTTCCTTTCCGCATTGATACCGAACTCCTGCATTTCCTTTGAAGCCTGTAAAACTCCACTAATTACTGTCTGGTAATAATTGGTTTCATCAATAGTCAAAGCCAGACATATCTTATCACGGTTCACAATGATATTGGCCGATTTCTGATTAATCAGTTCGACACGCTTTTCCAGCCATCTGAAGGGTGCTTCTATCGTTCCATTGATAACTACTCTCTCCGGTTCTTTCGGGTCAAGGGCTACGGATGCTTTACCTTCTCTCAATACTACTTCGATGGGGGTACCATTGTACTCTTTCGGTACTACCAAATTGATTTTGTTTTCACTCATGATTCTGTTCCAGTTTTACGGTTAATACTAAATACTGTCTTCTGCATTTCTTGTGGCATGATTGGGCGGCTATAAACCAGTTCACCTAACTTGTTGTAGAATCCTACCATCTTTTCTTTATGGTATAGGAATTTTGCACATTCTTCATTCTCAACGAACTCCGAACCTCTTTTGATGTGGTCCAAAAGTTCCTGTTTTTCTTCATTCAAAGGCTTTAGGCGTTCTTTGAAACTCTCCATAGCCTCTTTCTTCTCCATCTCGACATCGTTGATGGTGATTGATACCTCGGCCAAAGTCTCTTTCTTCTGAGCCAGTTCTTCAGGGGTGAATCGGTGAGTATATCCGATTTTCTCTACCGCATCGGCGTTGTCCTGAAGGAACTGCCATCGTTCCTGTTCAGGGATGTCTTGTCCTAAAAATTTGTCCATAGTCAAATAAACTCTTTGTTACGTTCGATTTAATTTATTATTCAAACTTCCAACAATATCCACCAGCAGTTTTTCTTTTATGATAACAGCAAAGTGAAATATTTCGGTAATCTACACCAGTATCTCTATAAGCATCCATCAATGTTAAATGGCGTTTTATCAAAACTCCATTTTTATCCAATTGAAGAACCACCTTTCCTTGCGATATAGCTCTACGTCTTTTAGCTGTACCGTAATTAAGATTGTAAGCATGGCTACACCATTCAAGATTTCCTACATTGTTGTTTGTTTTGTTTTCATCTTTATGATTTACAACTGGATAATTATGAGGATTAGGCAAGAAAGATTCAGCCACTAAACGATGAATGTTTACTGTATGAATACTTCCATCTTTGAATAGATTTACGCATCTATATCCACATCTGTTTTGTGGTTTCAAAATATGTGGTTTCTTTTTCATTAACTCGCCATTTTGAAGCCTTACATGACTGCATATAGATTTAACCCGTCCCATATCTGATACTTGATATAAACCTTCATATCCGGATATATCTTTCCAATTCTCACCCATCCCCATAGCTTAGAAATTCTTTATCTTTTTCTATCTCTTGTTGAATATGTAATAGAAACTCATTCTCGTTAGGACTTGGTAAATATATTCCTGCTTTAGCACTAGAATAATTCCGAAATCTTTCAATAGCGAGAGTCATTTCTCCCGTACTCAGTTCAGACGAGCTTCTCAAAGTTTTTATAATCTTTCCTTTTTTGTTCGTCTTTTCTTTCTCGAATATATCCCTATTACATAACCTCTTGAAAATATCGATTTTAACTTCCTCTACACTATAACCTGTTTCACTTGCGAACCAATTTAGAAGCAAATAGAAGTATCTGTTCTGGGCGAGCGTGCGGTTGGGCAGCTTCTTTCTCACTTCCACAACCGCCCGCTCCTGGAACAGCTTGTTTACATAAGCCTTGAACTTGGGTATATCGTATTCATTCTTCAGATTGAATATGCTCATAGGCTAGAACGGTAAGTCATCTTTGGGATTCCATTCGCATCTACATCAGGTGGAAATGCCTGTGCCATGGTTGGCGTTTGTGTCGGTGCCGGTTGCTGTGCTGGCACGGATGCTGGCTGGTGCATTGGCTGACGGCCTTCCAGTTTATAGCAGCGGATGGATACCATGCGTTTTAGTTGTCCGTCCTGATTTGTCCATTCCCGACCTTGAAGCGTAAAAGAAACCGTTATTACGTCACCGGTTCTGAACTGGTCAAGTTCGGCACATTTGTCACCACTTACTTCAAGAGGTAGAATGTTCTCGTACTGGCTTCGTTCACCTGTATAGGGGTCATAGGTTGTGGCATCAAGAATAAATTCACGTTTCACAAACGGGTTGCCACCGCTTTTGGATGGGATTTCTTGGGGCTGGCCAATATAGACCAGCCGTCCGGTTATTTGATTAGGCATAATATATAGATAGAAGATTTGACGAATTAACTCTAATATCCATCAGAATTTTTCGCCGTTCATTTGTTATCAATGCGTAGGCACAATCTCTAGTAAGATAGGTCAGAAGTCCATTCTGTTCACCTCTAAGCTCATAAATCCTTCCATTGTATTCAATTTCATCCATTTATCTAGTCTTCTGCAAAAATTTTCTTATCGGTTATCAAATCTCTGTTGTCATTCAAGAACCGGATAAAGTCCTCACAATGATTTATAAGGATAGGTATATCCCGTGCCGGTACGAAAGTGTAGCTTTCAGTATAGGTTGATTTGAAGTCCGTAATATTATACTCAAATGACCTTACATCACTTCCGTTCTGCATCAGACAGTATGGATAAACCATGTGCTGCCAGTGGTCTTTGAATTTACCTACATAATAACTCCCGGTAGTCTTGATGTCATGTACTGACATCGGCATCAGTTCATCTATATAACCATATAGAAGAACTCCTCCGAAGCATGTTGGCAAAACTGCTTCAACCCGTTGCTGGGTCAAGGCCCCTTTGTAATAGTCTGCAAACTCACGGCAGATTGAGATAGGGAAATCGAACTGACGGCATTTATAGGTGGCTCTCAGTCCGACCAATGTCTGTCTGCCATCCTGCATGTCTGACAGTAGTCTTTCCACCTGTACCTTGTCTGATTTCCTGTTTTCAATCATACAGTCGACCACCTCATTGAAAGCCGTTCCCTTGTCGGCTGCTTCACTGTCGAACGGCACACGGTTTATAGTGTCAATCAGGCTCTGAAACTGCTGCTGTCTGAACTCTTCGGGGGTATGTGGGGGATTCTCACTGAATCCCCAATACCTTTCCCAGATGGCATCACTTTTCAGATAGCTTGTAAAGGCATCCAAAAGTGTAGCATAGAACTTGAATTTAGGCTGCTTTGTCTGCATAGGTCTTTGTCTCTTTATCGAATACCAGCCCGAGAGCTTTTACTTTTGCTGAAAACAGATTTCTGGCCATATTCAAGGAACTGCCTACATGCTCAAACTCATTAATTCTTGACGCAAACTCATTTGCAGAACTGGCATCAGTAATAAGTTCGATGTTCTCTTTGATTTCAGCTATGACCTTATCATACCTTGCAGCTTCTTCTTTCTTTACCTGCAACATGCTCAGGTAGGGCATAATTACCTTTGCAGTGATAAAGTCGTTCTTGGCAGTGGGATTTCCATTCTTGTCAAGAATTGTAGGCACCTGCATCAGTCCCGGCAAATTGCAGGTGTTTTTCCCGTCATTTCTTGATGTGGGGTCAAATGTGATTGTACGCTTCTGCACACCGTTCTCATTGCGCATTTCCAGATACCCCAGCAAATCAAGTTCCGTAACAATAGAGTTGTACGATTTTTCTCTTAAAGCAGGTATGAACACGGTGTCGTCACCTTCTTTCCGAGTGTCACGGTGGGCCACAAACACTACGTTCTTGTTCAGTGATGAAAGGGTTCGTGTCATCCATGAGAACTCAGCGTTGATACCTCCCCAGTCCTTGATTTGTGGCTGTCGTGTACCGCATTTGTAAGAAATGATGAAATCCATCATCTTTCCGATGGTGTCCACAACTATTGTCTGATAGGCCGAAAGGTCTTCCTGCAACACCTGTTGTACATCCTGCCATGAACTTACCTGTACGATGTCTATACCGTCCAGATGTGCCATATTCACACGTTTCACGCCATTGTCAAAGTCGAGCAGCAACGGTTTCGGTGCGCTCAATGCTACTGTTGTCTTACCCATACCTGCCTGACCGTAAATCATCATCTTAACGGTGGAAGGAATTACTAATTCATTGGATTTCTTAATCAAACTCATAACGCAATAGTTTTAAAGTAATATATTAATACATCAATTTTGCATGTTTTATCACGTCCCAGGCATTACAAGCCCATCTGCTGTGTGGTACGCCTTCTTTGGTCTTGTATCTTATCCTTCCGGATTCGCACAACTCTTTCAGCCTTTTGAGACCGCCTACTATCGAAGCTGCTTCGTATTTCCCGAAAGACTTGTTGTTTAAGACGATTTTCAATACATCTTCGTTTATCATAAGCATTTTATTTTAAGCAGATAATTGCCGAAAAACCCGGATACTCTGTTGCTGATACCCGGTATTTCACGTCCATTTTGTTTTTAAGTGTCCCGATCAAGCGGAGGTCACGATTGCGGCGTGATGCTTCCAGCTTGATTCCGTTATGCCGTTTCTTGTCATAGGGAACCTTGTAGATGTCCCCTTTCTTCATTTCGTCAAAAAGACGTACTGTCTGGTAGTTTTCGTCTACTGTAATTTCTCTAACCATAGTTTAAGTATTTGATTGTTTGCTGGCAGAACGGGACTTGAACCCGTGACTTCCATGCTAACCCTTACATGGTGTTCTACCGCCTGAACTATCTGCCATTTGTTTATTTACTATCGGCCTGCATAGCATAATCACACGTTTGCAATCATCTACATCGAACATACCTATGTGACAAATTTCACGTGGTATATTTAACTGATTGGATAACCATAGGTAAGCCTTGCTTCTGTTAGAGCTATTAGGGATATGCTTCTTCCAAATCTTATTGATAAGATTGGTCTTGGCTATTTGGTCAAAATAGAAGTGAGCTTCTTTCTTTGCTTCTCGTAATTCTGCATTTGCCAAACGACCTAATGCCTGGTCTGTACCTTTATGTACGCCGACATAAGCTCTACAATCACGACAGAGATAAATCATACCGTATGAACGTCCGTAGATTATGGAACTGTCCACATATTCGGTAGGCTTGCCACAATAGGGGCAAATCTTTCCTGTCAGTATTTCATTCATACCCCAATCCCCAAAACATCTATAACGTCTCCAATATCTTCGCAATCAGTAATATCGTCAAAAGAGATGTATCTGTTATCACAGCCATATCCATCGCCTGAAGGACTATCACCTATGAGTGGGATTATCCCTTCAAGATTGTCTTCTTTGATGGCTTTTGCCACAGCATTTAATCGTTCAATAACAGCTTTCTTCAATGCCTCTTTGTAGCGTTTGTTAATTATTCCACTTACTTCTTTGTCTTTCATTCCTGACTCTTTCAAGCAGCGAAATAATTCATTCCTAAAATCCTTATCAAAAATCTTTTCCATATAAATTATATTAAATTAGTGGTATCGGCAGGATTCGAACCTGCATGAGCTTTCTGCTTTGAGTAACCCTTCCGGCTGGGTAAAGCTCCAGTACTCGTCGTGCGTCTACCAATTCCGCCACGATACCAAAAATGCCGGACTTTACGGCCCGGCATCTACCCATTTTCTATAACCCATAAAAACTAATCGACTAGTACAACCAACGATTTGACCATGTTCTTGAAACTCTCAAACTTCGATTCAATCTTTTTCTCTTCTTCCATGTAATACAGCATTGATTTTCTGTATTCTTCGGATTCGCGTTGCAGATTCTGTGTGTATGCCACGAGTTCATCATGCGTCATACCCTGTAATTCCTCATTTGTTTTCATGTCTATTCTTTTTAATGTTATTGATTTCCGTATCTATCTCCTTATCAAACAGCTCCCGTCTGTCCAGTTCCCTTGAGCGTGCCGTCAGAATGGCACTGATGTCCGCAAATTCATCACAGATGCTTTTTATTGTTTCTTGCAGCTCGTTCATTGTCCAGTCTGTTTGCGATTGAAAAACCAGTGATTATAAACCCGACAAATCCTATCCAGTACATAGCAGACAGGTCTTGATTGAAGTGCATTACCAGAACGGACAATGCACAGAGAAAAAGTAGTATTTTCATAACCGTGTGTATTAAATATCGCTCCCGTGGGCGTTCCGGTGGTTGCCTTACTGCTTATCAAAGGTCTGGTAAGCCACGGGTATATATAGTTCATGCTGGTGTCTAATCAGTGAAGATTGTCTTTATAGGCGACCTACGCCCACCTGCAATCGTATAAGTCGTTTTTGTTATCTGTGTGATTCGTATGCTGCGTTTGCTTAGTGCAGCCCTTTACTCATACTCTTTTCACACAGCCGTTATCGCTACTCAGTCGTCCGTTTCACGTCAGGCTTAACGGTAAGCCTAAATTTCCATCATGTCAAAGAACCAATCAAGTAGAACCCTGTCCGATTCTCGCTATCGGTTGCCGTTCAGTCCGTCAGCAGGGTAGGTGAGTTACCAGTGCGTCACAGCCATGCCTTGTGATAACTGAAGGTTGATGTAGTCCATGCCATCATCTTCAGGCAGGTTGTATTCTTCAAGAAGGGCTTCGTATTTGTTCACCTCTTCAGTAAGTGCTTTGATGTATTCTTGCTTGCTGTCAGCATTGAAAGCCCTGCATAAAGTCTCTTCATCTGCGTTGTAGGCGAAGTTCAAGTCTTTGTACAGCCCGTCAAGTTCTTCTTCGATTTCGTGGCGTGTCATAGTCATGCGATGTTTAAAAGGTTGTCAAATTTTATATTTCCATTGATAGCCACCAGCCGTTGTCGTTTTTCCGATACAGCAGCAATAGATGTTTGAAACACTTACACCTGTTCTTCGTGAGGCTTCATTCAAGCTCTTATATTCTGCTATAACTTCACCATCTATAATCTGCAAACATGCTTTTTGATTGTACATTGGTTTGCCATTTCTCAGCGTCTTGTGATAATGTTCTGTATTTTCGTGTGGTGTACACCATTCAAGATTTTCTAATCTATTATCCATTTTATCGCCATTGATATGATTGATATACTCTTTTCCTTTTACCTTTTGAAGAAATGCTTTTGCCACAATCCGGTGGACACTCTTTGTATAGCCAATTCCATTCTTATATATCGTTACCATGGCATAGCCATTTCCATTTTTTGATGGTGTAATTTCTTTGAATATTCTACCATCAGAAGAGACGAAATAATCTGTCTCTTCTTCATTGTTTGATTCGAGAACTATTCTTTTTATATCCATTATGCTATGTTCAATAAGTTGGCTTTTTTAAATGATCGCCAAGATTGTTTTTCGGTATCAAAGTATATTGCTACTGTGTCATTCTTCTTTCTGCTTTCACCTGATGTGGCTGGTATCAGATTTTCTTTCAGTGTGCCGTAGGCTTCACGAACAGAACCATCTACCTTTTTGAAGTAGAACTTTACGATTCTTTGCTTCATGGCAGCTTTCAGCTTCATGTTTGCCCAGGCGCATTTCATTGCTTCACTCATAGAGAAACCGTTTCTCTTTACCAACTGCCATGCAAGGCTCATAATCTCGTGTAATAAATTCTTTTTCAT